ACAACGGGTCCAACAACGGGTCCAACAACGGGTCCAACAACGGGTCCAACAACGGGTCCAACAACGGGTCCAACAACGGGTCCAACAACGGGTCCAACAACGGGTCCAACAACGGGTCCAACAATGGATCCAACAACGGGTCCAACAGTGAAATGATCTCAGAACCTAAAGTGGGAGAAATGGAAGAAGTCCCGGAGATACCCGAAAGTTCAAATACGCAAGACATGTCTAAGGAGGACACGATGAATGAACTTCCTCCCCCTGGAAATACGCCAGAAGAAGTCCCCGAAACATCAGAAGAGGTTCCCGAAGCTACGTCTATGCCCGGTACTATGTCCATTCCTGATACTACGTCTATTCCTGAGGAGGTTCCCGAAGCTGTTCCCGAAGTTGTTCCCGAAGTTGTTCCCGAAGTAACGTCAGAAATGGTTCCCGATGCGACGTCTATGCCTGAAGGCAATCAGGCACCTGTTTCTCCCCCTGTGGCTCCACAAGGAGGATCCCGTAGGCACCGCTCTCCTCGTAAGCGAAGAGATACCAAAAAGACTCGCAAGCGAAGAGACCGTAAGAGACTCTTCGAGTAAGGACTTTCTCTATCCATATCTGAATAGGACGCTCCTATTCAAATATTATTGGGGGTAAGGCTCTGGATCCAAAATCGGTAAGCCTCCAAGATTATTTACGTCAATCTCAACAGAGGAGACATATGGTCTTACCCGATCTTACGACAAAGGCAACTCCAGAAACATCGTGGACTTGGACCATGGTTAAATTCGTCGTGATGACGCTAGTCTTTCTTATCGCGCTCATCATGATGTTCACTATGGGAAACTTGAACGAAATTTCCAAAAACTTTCCCAAATATCGTTGTAATCCAATCCTTATGCCGTTTGCGGGATCCTTTGGGTACGATGCCAAGGAAAACTTTGATTTTTGCTTGACCAATATCTTTAACGGCAAGGCGGCCCAAATCTTTGCCCCTATCTACGGAATTCTTGGTAGTTTCACCGACGTTGTCAAACAAATTACCAACGTGACCCTGGGTCTCAGGCAACTGTTTGCCAACTTTCTGTTTGGTGTCAACAACTTTATTCGAAGCGTCCGTGACAAGATTCAAGCCTTGTTGGTCAATGTTCGCATGTCCTTCCTAAAAATCAACAATCTGATGGGCAAGGTGTACGGCACTATGATTGCCGTCGTCTACATGGGAACCTCTGCGATGACAGCAGGAATGAGTGTGGGGGACAACGACATGGTTCAGTTCCTGTTTGAATTCTGCTTCGCTCCCGAGACCTTGATTCAACTTCGAAACGGCTCCTACACACAGATTCAACACTTGCGGATCGGAGACGCCCTTGTTCCGACGGCTCAAAATGCGGACCCACGGGTCACCTCCGTCTTTCGCTTCGACGGCACAAATACGCCAATGGTACGCATCGACGACGTCGCAGTCAGTGGCGAACACTACGTCCAGCACGGGGGACGTTGGATGCTTGCGAAGGATCACCCGGACGCGGTGCGGGCCACGTCTGTTCCGATGCTGGTCTGTCTCAATGTCAGCGGACACCAGTTTCAGGCGGGAAGGTCCCTAGTAGTGGCTGATTACGATGAACACGAATCGGAGGACGTAGTGGAAGCGACACAAAAACTCGCGCTCAAGGCACTGAATGGATCTGAAGGCACAGAACCAACGGTGGACTACAGTCTTGGTGTGGATGGCTCCGTGGAAATAGAACTTGAAACAGGGTGGACACGCATCGCAGACGTTCGTTGTGGCGACGTGGTGCGAGGAGCGGGACGCGTCTTGGGGATTGTACGAGAAGAATGCGAGGATCCCGTACTGGTTCACGGAGTCCCGTTTGCTCCTGGTCAACTCTTGTTTCAGGGCGGACGATGGATACGTGCGGGTTCTTTGCCTTCCTGTGTTTCTCACAAATCGGATCTAGTTGCGTTGATTACCGAGTGCTGTGGCACATTGCGGGGACGTGTGGGCGATGAGAGGGTGTTTCTGCGCGATTACCGTGAGGTGGCGTTGCCGGAAATGGAAGCGGCCTATGCCGCCTCCTTCCGTACCGCCGCGTAAAACCCCCACTTGGCCTCATCCAGCAACGTGGTTTGGTCTTTGGGGTACAGATGTGCGCTCTTCGGTTCGACTTGAAGAACCTCGATCACCTTGGCGGTGCTCATGAAGCGGAGGAGACCTGGAAAGAGAGGAGTTGCGTTCGTCTGATGACAACTGATGAGTTCACAGACCAGAATGGTGGGGGTCCGCGTAAAGTCCCCGGTCATCGTGACGGAGGGAACCTCTTCTGCAACGACGATGGACCCCGGCTGATAATCAGAAGAAAAGCTGTTGATGTAGGACCCTTTGGAATAAGACATTTTTGTATGATAATCCAAACCTTCCAAACAATGTAATCAATTTTATTGTTATGAACCAGGATCTAATATTCTAAATGTGTAGCCATATACCCGATTAGAATCTTAGGAAAAATAAACATACTGATTATAGATGTCTGGGCCTGGGTCTTTAATTCGTACCGAACCATTTTCAGAAATGGCTAGAAAATTGGCTACATGGGTATCAAAATTAAAAGAGAATGATACTAAGCATGTTCTTTTTGTTGGGGAAAGCCATGTTGAAGTTGGAGAAGGGGTCATTGGAGATATCATTGGTAAACAATTATGGATTGTTCATAAAATTCATGAGGAATTAGTAAAACTTGAAGGAAAGCGTATAAAATTTATGATGGAAGCGACTGAAGAAACAGATGCTTTAGGTACTGAGCTAGAACTCTATAAAAATATCGGCGAAAAATCGATCGGGTTTATTGTAAAAGAAGCAATTAAAAGTGTGTTTTCAGGTTTCCCAGAACCATTTGCGTACTCAAGTGTTACATTTGATCAGAGAACTGTAGGAGGAGATACGAGTACCATTGGGTATCGGCCTACCGAAGATCGATTATACCTAGATGATGTAAATCGTTTGCTAGTCAATAATGACATAGTCGTAATTATTGTTGGTGCTATGCATTTAGTAGGACTTTACGATAATCAAAACCAAATAATAGATCGATTCCCAGGATTAAAATTTAATTTTTCATTTATAAACTTGGTAAGACCTGCCTTTTATAGGGAATTATATAATACATATCCTTATAGCACTCGTATTGAAGGTGATCCATCAGGTATTATTAATACCCATTTTCCACCTGTCGAAAACGATAAATCAATTGAATGTAAAGCGGCGTTGGAATATGGAGAAGCAATCTTCCTGGTTCAAGAAAAGCCTCGCGAAAGAAATTCTCGTTACAGAGTTTTGGCGACTCAATATGACAAATTGTTGAATACGCAACTTGAACGAAAAGGAAAAGGGCCTATAATACCTGTTCCACCACAACTGACAAATATTGGAGCAGGGCAATTTACAGAAGATGGTATATCACGCATTATGAAGGATATTAAATTCGGACGATTGACAATCCATACATTTTCAAAAATAAAAGCATATATAATAGAAAAAAAGGGACAAAATATTGATGTAACAGACTTGTATAGAAAAAATCCTAACCTTTATACCATGCCGTTTGATTTCAAAGAAGGAGAAAGAAGAAGCGGTATTTATGATCTGTTGGAATATTTAGGGTATTCTCATGCACAACTCTTTGGCGGAGATATATATACGTTTAATTTTGATGGGAAACATGATCTAACTGCCCGTCGTCTAGATAAAATCGAACACTTTTTAAATACCTTTCCTGTATCTGATTTATACAAACAACCAATACCCAACACTGCTAATCTACGATCGTTTCAAAGCAATTTTGAATATGGAGCCTTAGAACCAAGTTTATATGATTATCTTAGTAAGGAAATAGACCAAGGGAGACTCACACCCGCTCTACTGGATACATTAAATACAGAAATAGCAAACATTCTAGAAAAGTCTGTCAAAACATATCGAACGTTTATCCAACAAATGAAGAATGCTAAAAATAACTCGGAGCGTAGTCTTATACCATCTATGTCAAGATACCACATCTTTGATATAATGGATCTTGTAGAAATAATTAAAGATCCAATTATGGTTGAGCACTTATTGGAATATTACGGATTTGATAAAATAAATACAGAAGAGGGACATCGCTTCCTTTTTCAAAACAATATGGTGTCGTTTAATATGGTATCAGAGTATATGGAAAAATTATGGAATGAAGTAATTTCAAGACCGGAAAGATTAATTAGAAAAATACTCGTAACATTAAAAAAAGAATTAGGGACAAATTACAAGACTGCGTATGACTTAAAAGTAAAGGAGGGAGCCCCTCCACCTAAAATTCCCGTGGAAGGCACGGCAAAAAGATGTTTGGGTATGGCTTCAGGTGAACATCTAGCGAAAGAGGTTGAAGATGTTTTCCAAACACTTCTGAAAGACTGTGGGTTTACTCAAGTGATTACAGAGAAAGGGCCTAGGATGTCTCCCCCCAGTCCTTTAGTCTTTAGTGAGATAGATGCCTTCTTCCAAAAATTATTGGATGGAAGTGTTTCATCGGAACATCTGAAAAAATTACTTGCGAAAGCACCTTCTCGAGGGTCTACGGCTACGTCCTCGTCCAGTGCAGCCGCATCATCTGGGAAATCTCGAACCCGTAAGACTCTTCGCCTTCATAAGGAACGTCATAAGGAACGTCATAAGGAACGTCATAAGGAACGTCATAAGTCGCGCCGTAACTTCTAAACCGCAGAACGACGGGAAAAAATCGATAATTTTTTTCAGTCATTTCAGTAGACAATGTTTTTCCTTCGTACCCTGCTATTCTCCCTCCTCACTGTGACCGGATTTAGTGCCGACTCCATCACCGCCTCCGACTGTGGCGTGGCTCCCGTGTTTGGAATCACTGCCTTGTCCATTCTTCCGACCATTCCTGTCGTGGGGCAGAATGCGACGCTCTTCTCAGACTACCAAGTACCGGCAGAAGTGAGCGGAGGAACGGCAAAGTACGCGTGTTCCTACAATGGAATTCCCGTGATGAGCGAGTCCTACGACCTGTGTACACAGACGACGTGCCCGATTAGTGTGGGGGCACACTCCGACAAGAGCATTGTTGCCGTTCCGGATATCAAGGGGTCCCTTGTCTGTACCATCAAGTGGGCTGACGTCGCAGGGCAAGAACTGATGTGTATCAAGACCAAGATTCAATTAGGAGCGTCTGCCCTCCGCGGTGTTGTGATTCGCTTTGTGGAACTTCCGTTTTATCGGGTCGAAGACGAAACGGAGGCCATGACCCTCTACATTCCCCAGACTCACCGCAACGACACCTGTATCGCGGTCGAAAATAGTTTGGTGTATTAGATATGAACGCCGATCGAAGCGCCTCTGCCCGCACCCGCCACATACGGGCTCGTGCTCTTGCGGGATTTCATGCGGGGAATCCAGGAGTACCCGAGGGAGGACGTTCCAAAACGGGGATGGGGGCAGAAGCCCTTGTGGCCCGCATATCCGGTCAGGTGGCCTATACGACCGTCAATCTCGCACGACCCAATAACGTGGAGACGGGATGCGATTGTGAAGTGGAAACTTGTACTGTTACAAATATTACAGGAATTACAGGAGATATATTTACCCCTAGCGGTCCCTATTCCAGTTATGCACTGGGATTGGCCATTACTTGGAATCCGATTCCAAACGGATCCGTCTATTTAATTACCCAGCCTGGGATTTCACCGCAAGACTTTGAAATAACAAGTTCAACGACTGCTAATTATTACACAAATGATACTGCAAATGTTATACTGTACGCGCATGTAACAGGATGCCCCGATATTTCAGGAACTACCCCAGGTCCTTGCTTTCTTGCCGGTGCCCTTGTATCCTTGGCCGACGGCTCACAACGACCTATTGAAGAAATCCGCGTGGGAGATGTGGTCCTTGGAGCCTTTGGCGAATCCAATAATGTCCTGGCACTCCATCGCCCGCTTCTCGGAGCCAACACGATGACGGCCATCAACGACGAACACCACACCTCCTCGCATCATCCCCACATTTCGGCCGATAAGAACTTCTATGCCGCAAAACCTGCTGTTGTGGAACAAAACACCTACGGACAGTTTCACGAGGTAATCGATGCGGACGGAGTTCGACGCCAAGAGTTCCTCCACGGATTGAACAAGGGGCGTGTTCAACTCTTGACGCTGGGTGTATCCTTGAAAACAGTGGAAGGAAGTCGTTCCGTGGCGTCTCTGGACACCTATTCGATGGACCCCAACACGCAACTCTACAACCTTGTCGTCGGCGGAAGCCACACCTATCACGTAGATGGCTACGCTGTGACAGGGTGGCCCCGAGAAGATGATTTTGACTACGATTCTTGGAGTCGTCGTTAGTTGTCGGCATAAAAAATTGATGCGACCCTTTTTGGAAAGGGTTGTATCACCGCCCTTTCTAATGTCTGTTTCCATCCAAGCATCCTTCCTAAATTCCAGCGACGCAGCCCCTGTAGTGGCCTGTCGCATACGTCCTTCCACCGATCCGACCTGCGTGCGTCGCAACTTCCATGTTGCCTTCTGCCTTGACAAGAGCGGAAGTATGGGAGGCCCTCGTATCGAGGGTCTCAAGACAACCCTTCAACTGTTCCTAGATGCCATTCCAAATGGCGACGTTGTCACCTTTATACCCTACGATAATAAAAGTACCGTTCTTGCCGAAGCCGTCGTGATTAGCGACGTATCCCGTGCGTCCTTGAAGACGGCGATCGACGGCCTGGAAGCCAATGGAGGTACCAACCTCGAAGCCGCCCTTCTTCTTCTTCGTGAGGCCGTATCTCAGAAAAAGGACGTGGAAACCCAGGCCTTCCTACATCCGCCCATCGATTCGCTCTTCATATTGACGGACGGAGAAATCAATGAGGGCGTTTCGGCGAGCAGTGGTCTTCAGCGTTTGATTCGCGGGGCCGTGCCGGCGGGGACACCCGTCAATACGCTGGGGTTGGGGGAGGCCTGTTCCGCACGCCTGTTGCGGGCTCTCGCGGAGCCCAATCGTGGCGTCTACACCTACGCGGACAAGGGCGAGGTCTTTCCGAAGATGGTCGGCGAGGTGATGGCGGGATTGGCGTCGGAGGTGGGACGCAACGGTCGCCTTGCCTTACCGGCGGGGTGGACCTGCCTCGAACTAGGGGAGCACACCACCGATGCCCTGGTTGGCACGCTGGTCGACGGAAAGGACGAGTGGGTTGTCTTGCGCGGACCTACAAGCGGAGCCACCCAGACGTTAACCTTCACCTGGTCTTCCGGAGGTGTTGCCCAGACGGCCACGTGTGCGATTGACGACGCTTTGCCAGCGGTGACGGTGGCGGAACAGTTGGCACGCGTCCGCGTGGCCGCGGTCTTTCAAGCAGTCACGGAACACCTAGAAGAGCGTCGTATTGAGGAGGCACGCACGCAATTGACGGCACTTAACGTGGAACTGGGGGCCAGTTTGGCCAAGGACACCTCATCGGTTCTGAGTTTCATGGCCCAGGTCGATGAGAACTTGGAATTGTTACGAGACCAGTTTGTCGCAGGAAACTTTGCGGGTCCTCAGGGTCCTATGATACGAAGGGCAGGAGCAGGGGGACCGATCCCCCCTCCTCCCGACTTAGCACCCGTCTTGTCCCGTATGCACTCCAACACCTCGGCGGTCAGCACCCAGCGAGGTTTCTTCAGTCGTGTCAGCTCGAATGATCCCGGCGTCGTGACCTTTAGTAGTCCACTCCAGGCCAACACGAGTCGCACAATGTCCTCGCAGTACTCGCAGGCACGCGATCCCGACCATGTGTCACCTCCCTCCTCTCCGGTCTCGCCTGTGCGTCGCCAGCTGGGCACGCATACCCCTCGTACAGACTTGGCGACTGGAACAACGACTGCCTTTCCTGTTGTAGCATCTCCGTCCACCGTGAATCACATTGATACGACGATCGTGGCGACTCCGGAACCTGCTACCTTCAACGCAACACCTCCCGTCTCTTCCTAGGCGTCTTTCATCTAAAACACCAGAAAAGCAAACACAAAAAAAAGCAAAAAAGTCCAGAGGTTGTCCCTGGATTTTTTCTTCCCAGGCCAAGCAAATGAAAACAGAAAAACCAGTCGAAGATCGTGTCAAGGAATCCGTTGCCGTTCTAAAGGAAATCGTAGCCCTGGGGATTCCCCTGAACTGCCCCGAGGTCCTGGAATTGCGGTCCCGGTTTGACGCCTACATTAAAGAAGGCGAGGTGTGGGAAGGCAGTGTTTCCTTCATGTCCTTTGGTCGCATTGCCGAAGTCAATCTTCCCAAACGCGCCGACAAGGCGATTGAAGTCCGCTTGCGAGTTCCTAGAGCGGGACGTTGAGCGTACCATCGCACTGAATACGCGATTCATGCCCTCTTCTGTTTTCTTACGCAGACAGTAGATGGCGCATTACAACGATGGCTCTAGAGTGGTATATTGGGACGATTCCAATCAAAGTCTTACAGTTCCTGGGACGTTGACGGTGAACAACTTAACGGGAGGAAGTCAAATCAATATTCCTGCTCAATCTGTGGTGTTTGGCAATCTGTACAATCCGACCGCCTACAGTACCAATACGGTTCTCACAATCGGAAACTTGTATAATTCAAATTACTACAACGCGACCCTATTGTCACTCAATTCGTTCGCACAAACCTTTTTATCAATCGCAGCATACGGCACATACCACTGTATCGCGATATCGCTGACAGGACAATTTCAATTATGCGGGGCCTCACCAGGGTACTTGTATATTTCATCTGACTTTGGTCTGAATTGGACACCGGTTGCGATTCAGGCCAATTGGAATACGGTGGCAATGTCAGAATCCGGGCAGTACATGTACTCGGGGGAATATGACGACTCCGAAGGGAACCCCCCCCCGGGAAGTTTGTGGCGTTCGACTGATTACGGAGTAAGTTGGAACATCGTCAATTTGGTTCCAGGAACAGGGGCTTGGTCTGGGCAGGGTGTTAGTGCCACCGGTCAATACGTTCTAGTCGGAGGACCCACTGCTTTTTACCTGTCTTCGGACTATGGGACCACTTGGAGATCTGTGTTTTCTACTGTTCAAGGAGGTATCTGTAGTGTGAGTGCGACGGGTCAATACATGATTTTGTTGACTTCCGGTGGATCGGGAGTCGCGATTGGACATGTATATGTATCGTCCAATTATGGAAGCACGTGGACCTTTGTTCCAAATATTCCTGATAATACAGCAGGGGCAGTGTATGTATCCGGTACGGGACAACATTATCTTGTAGCAGCGACAGCAGATCCAGCACCTCCTAATCCTCAAACCGGAAGTTGTATTTGGATTTCGTCAAATTACGGAGCTACGTTTTCACAAATAACCGCCACACAGTTAAACAACACATACTACGCTGGTTTTGCCATCGATTATACCGGTCAATATATGGTGGCAACAACTCTTAATTATAATAATGGGGGTAGCGTTCGTTATTCTACCGATTACGGAGTCACGTGGAATATATCTCCCTCCTTACAAGGTTATCAATTAAATTCGTGTGCTATCTCGGCCAATGGACAATACCTCACAGTACCAAATGCGTTCGGAGGAAATATCTATGTATCCAACACTCCGACTGCGTTGAATGTATACGGAAGTGCCAACGTATCGCAGACTCTGTATGCGAGTACGATTAAAACAAAAGATGTGACCGCAACAGGAACCATCACGGCAAACACAATTATAGGAGCCTCCTTTGCGCTCGGTCCTAATGTCAGTTTCAGCAGTGTGACGGCGTCCACGATCAATGTGGGAAGTATTATTACAACGTCTGTATCGTCGATTCGGACTAACGCAGGGATTTTGACGGGAACACAGACATTGGTGAGTTCGTTAGTAGGCAATAATGTCTCGACTCTGTCCGCACAAGTAGGAGTCTTTACGGGATCTCGGGTAACAGTGAGTTCCCTTGTAGGTAACAACATCTCATCATTTTCAGAACAGACAGGAGTCTTTACGGGATCTCAGGCGACGGTAAGTTCCTTGGTAGGGAACAACATATCCTCGTTGTCCGCACAAGTAGGAGTCTTTACGGGATCTCAGGCGACGGTAAGTTCGTTGGTAGGCAACAACATATCTTCGTTGTCCGCACAAGTTGGAGTGTTTACGGGATCTCGAGTGACGGTGAGTTCCCTTGTGGGTAA